TGCAGAACTGATGAGCGATCCGAATAGCTCAATGTACGAGGAAGAAGACGATGGCTAAACCAGCGCGAAGGAAATGCAAAATATGCAAGGAATGGTTTCACCCGGCATTCTCAAATCAGTGGTGGTGCTGCCCGGAACACGGAACTCAGTTAGCACTCAAACTACAAAGTAAACAGCGAAAAAAAGCGGAAAAAGCAGCAGAGAAGAAACGACGACGAGAGGAGCAGAAACAGAAAGATAAACTGAAGATTCGAAAACTCGCCTTAAAGCCCCGCAGTTACTGGATTAAACAAGCCCAACAAGCCGTAAACGCCTTCATCAGAGAAAGAGACCGCGACTTACCATGTATCTCGTGCGGAACGCTCATGTCTGCTCAGTGGGATGCCGGACATTACCGGACAACTGCTGCGGCACCTCAACTCCGATTTGATGAACGCAATATTCACAAGCAATGCGTGGTGTGCAACCAGCATAAAAGCGGAAATCTCGTTCCCTATCGCGTCGAACTGATTAACCGAATCGGGCAGGAAGCAGTAGACGAAATCGAATCAAACCATAACCGCCATCGCTGGACTATCGAAGAGTGCAGGGCCATCAAGGCGAAGTATCAGCAGAAACTTAAAGACCTGCGAAACAGCAGAAGTGAGGCCGCATGACGTTCACAGTAAAAACCATTCCTGACATGCTCGTTGAGGCATATGAAAATCAGACCGAGGTAGCCAGAATACTGAACTGTAGTCGCAACACGGTCAGAAAATACACTGGCGATAAAGAAGGAAAAAGACACGCTATTGTCAACGGTGTTCTTATGGTTCATCGCGGATGGGGTAAAGATACTGATGCGTGATATCCGGCAGGTTCTTGAGTGCTGGGGGGCATGGGCGGCAAATAACCATGAGGATGTGACCTGGTCACCCATTGCCGCCGGATTTAAGGGACTGATCCCCGAAAAAGTAAAATCACGCCCGCAGTGCTGTGACGATGATGCGATGGTGATATGCGGGTGTATAGCCCGCCTTTACCGGAACAATCGCGATCTGCATGACTTGCTGGTTGATTATTACGTGCTGGGGGGGACGTTCATGGCGCTGGCACGGAAACATGGGTGCTCTGACACCTGTATAGGTAAACGCCTTCACAAAGCGGAGGGGATTGTTGAAGGCATGCTGATGATGCTGGGAGTGAGGCTTGAGATGGATCGGTATGTTGAGCGTGAATTGCCGGGAGGGAGAACCTCTGTATTTTATCAGCGAAAAAATAGTTTACGATCGTAAAAATCTGCATATCATGATAAGAGTGGTTACATTGCCACGCTGCTTAACCCGCCGATGCGCGGGTTTTTTTGTACCCAGAATCCTGTGAGCTATACGGAAAGTACACAGAAAGGAAGGTGCGACCACAATTAATAACAAAATCTTAAAAATTGCACATGGCACTATTAGTTTTCTAAATATTGTGTATTTTTTGTATTGCAGGATGACCCTGTAACGAAGTTTGCGTAACAGCATTTTGCTCTACGAGTTTGCCAGCCTCCCCCAGTGGCTGGCTTTTTTATGTCCGTAACATCCTGTGTATCAATAAATGTTGTTGTCTACGTACGTCAAGTAGTCGCATGAGATCTGACCAGATATGTTAAGGTTGCAGCTCTCTTTGAATATAATTATCATTTTCATTACGTTATTGTTACGTTTATCCGGTGCGCCGTAAAACGCCGTCCTTCAGGGGGTGGAGGATGTCAAGAATATAGTTATCGTATGGTGCTCAAGGAGTATTGTGTAATATGAAAATAATTATTTTTAGAGTGCTAACTTTTTTCTTTGTTATCTTTTCAGTTAATGTGGTTGCGAAGGAATTTACCTTAGACTTCTCGACTGCAAAGACGTATGTAGATTCGCTGAATGTCATTCGCTCTGCAATAGGTACTCCATTACAGACTATTTCATCAGGAGGTACGTCTTTACTGATGATTGATAGTGGCACAGGGGATAATTTGTTTGCAGTTGATGTCAGAGGGATAGATCCAGAGGAAGGGCGGTTTAATAATCTACGGCTTATTGTTGAACGAAATAATTTATATGTGACAGGATTTGTTAACAGGACAAATAATGTTTTTTATCGCTTTGCTGATTTTTCACATGTTACCTTTCCAGGTACAACAGCGGTTACATTGTCTGGTGACAGTAGCTATACCACGTTACAGCGTGTTGCAGGGATCAGTCGTACGGGGATGCAGATAAATCGCCATTCGTTGACTACTTCTTATCTGGATTTAATGTCGCATAGTGGAACCTCACTGACGCAGTCTGTGGCAAGAGCGATGTTACGGTTTGTTACTGTGACAGCTGAAGCTTTACGTTTTCGGCAAATACAGAGGGGATTTCGTACAACACTGGATGATCTCAGTGGGCGTTCTTATGTAATGACTGCTGAAGATGTTGATCTTACATTGAACTGGGGAAGGTTGAGTAGTGTCCTGCCTGATTATCATGGACAAGACTCTGTTCGTGTAGGAAGAATTTCTTTTGGAAGCATTAATGCAATTCTGGGAAGCGTGGCATTAATACTGAATTGTCATCATCATGCATCGCGAGTTGCCAGAATGGCATCTGATGAGTTTCCTTCTATGTGTCCGGCAGATGGAAGAGTCCGTGGGATTACGCACAATAAAATATTGTGGGATTCATCCACTCTGGGGGCAATTCTGATGCGCAGAACTATTAGCAGTTGAGGGGGTAAAATGAAAAAAACATTATTAATAGCTGCATCGCTTTCATTTTTTTCAGCAAGTGCGCTGGCGACGCCTGATTGTGTAACTGGAAAGGTGGAGTATACAAAATATAATGATGACGATACCTTTACAGTTAAAGTGGGTGATAAAGAATTATTTACCAACAGATGGAATCTTCAGTCTCTTCTTCTCAGTGCGCAAATTACGGGGATGACTGTAACCATTAAAACTAATGCCTGTCATAATGGAGGGGGATTCAGCGAAGTTATTTTTCGTTGACTTAGAATAGCTCAGTGAAAATAGCAGGCGGAGATTCATAAATGTTAAATACATCTCAATTCAGTCAGTTGTTGCCGGTCTGATAATAGATGTGTTAGAAAATTTCTGCATGGTGAATCCCCCTGTGCGGAGGGGCGACTGGTGAACGGTATGATCTCTTTGATGATCGTAAGCGAGAATACGCGGGTTTGGTGGCACCAGGCCGAACTCACCGGGAGGCACCCGGCACCATGCAATGGCACATAGCGCCACTCTCCAGCCCCTCTCCGGAGGGGCTTTCTTATGGACAAAAAAAGCCCGCGCAGGGAGACGCGGGCGGCAAGGAATAAACAACAAAACGTGAAGTAATATTTCAGCTGGCGAATAATATCCGACAGTAATCACTCTGCGCAATAGCGCGGCCTTTTTCGTATTGCGGGCTGTTGTCTCTCTTCTGCCATTGTCCTGTAACTTCCGGATTTCAGCCCGCTCATCATTTTACTCACAATATTATCCCGGCCGGGAGGATTCATGGCATTTAAACACTACGATGTGGTCAGGGCGGCATCGCCGTCAGACCTTGCTGATGCACTTGCGCAAAAAATTCGTGAAGGATGGCAACCATACGGTGGGCCGTTTTCTTCGTATACGGATGATGGCGCAGCACTTATTCAGGCGATTGTCGCAGAAGGTGATGTGAGCACACCTGTTGTGGTGAAGCTGACAGGTGGAGAAGGTGCAGTAATCAGCGCCACCAGCGACCCCGGGTATTACTTTGTTGTGGTTCTGGCAGGGCAGTCAAACGGCATGTCGTATGGTGAAGGTCTTCCGCTGCCGGAGACATATGACCGTCCGGACCCGCGCATTAAGCAGCTGGCGCGTCGCAGTACGGTGACACCGGGCGGTGTCGCCTGTAAATATAACGACATCATTCCGGCGGACCATTGTCTGCATGATGTGCAGGACATGAGCCGCCTTAACCATCCGAAAGCGGACCTGTCAAAGGGGCAGTACGGAACCGTGGGGCAGGGGCTGCATATCGCCAAAAAATTGCTGCCGTTTATACCGGCGAATGCGGGCATTCTGCTGGTTCCGTGCTGTCGTGGTGGTTCAGCGTTCACCACCGGAGCCGATGGCACATACAGTGACGCGAGTGGTGCCTCGGAGAATTCAACCCGCTGGGGTGTGGACAAGCCGCTGTATAAGGACCTTATCGGTCGAACAAAAGCAGCACTGAAGAAGAATCCGAAAAATGTGCTGTTTGCCGTGGTGTGGATGCAGGGGGAATTTGATTTTGGCGGTACGCCGGCAAATCACGCAGCACAGTTTGGTGCGCTGGTTGATAAATTCCGTGCAGACCTGGCGGATATGGCAGGTCAGTGCGTCGGTGGCTCTGCTGACGGTGTTCCCTGGATATGCGGGGACACGACGTATTTCTGGAAGCAGAAGAACGAATCCTCGTACCAGACGGTGTACGGCAGCTACAAAAACAAAACGGAAAAGAATATCCATTTCGTACCGTTCATGACGGATGAGAATGGGGTGAATGTGCCGACGAACAAACCGGAAGAAGACCCGGACATTCCGGGTATCGGATATTACGGTTCGAAATGGCGTGACAGCTCAGCCACCTGGACGTCACAGGACAGGGCGAGCCATTTCAGCGCCTGGGCACGCCGTGGGATTATTTCCGACCGTCTGGCAACGGCGATTTTGCGCCATGCGGGAAGAGTGGCGCTAAACGCGGGGGCATCATCGACAGTATCAGAGGTGCGCCCGTCATCGCCTTCCGGTGCAGAAGCCACAGGCGTCACAACACTGCTCTCTTACCTTGCCAGCGAGTCAGAGGGAAGCCTGAAAGTACAGGGATGGTCAGCCAGTGGCGGCAGGGCAGAAGTGGTCAGCGATGCGGAGGGAACCGGAGGTAAGGCAGTGAAGCTGACCAAGGAAGCCGGTAAAAGCAGCTGGGTGCTGGAGTACGCCGCGGGCAACGGTGCGGCTCTGTTACAGAAAGGGGGGCAGATTCGCTGCCGCTTTAAGGTTTCGGGAGTGCTGGCTGCGAACCAGTATGTTATGGCGTTTTACTGGCCGGTATCTTCACTGCCACAGGGCGTTGCCCTGACCGGAGACGGGGGGAATAACCTGCTGGCAGCGTTCTACATCCAGACAGATGCAAAAGACCTGAATGTGATGTACCACAATGCGAAAGTGGCGACAAACAACCTGAAACTGGGAACCTTTGGCGCATTTGATAACGAATGGCATACGCTGGCCTTCCGCTTTGCCGGGAATAACAGCCTTCAGGTGACGCCGGTTATTGATGGTCAGGATGGCACACCGTTCACGCTGACGCAGTCACCGGTCAGTGCATTTGCGGCGGATAAACTGCATGTGACAGACATTACCAAAGGTGCGACTTACCCGGTGCTGATTGACAGCATTGCGGTGGAAGTGAACAACACAGACACTGCGGCATGATAAAAAAAACCGCCAGCGACAGGAATGGACGCTGGCGGTGGTAATACCTATGGAGAAAAAATAAAGGAACGATACTTTCGTGCTCTGGTTTTTTAAATGAAAACAGTTCTTATTGTCAACAATAACGGAAAGAAATTATGACATTTCTGAACCAGTTAATGCTGTACTTCTGTACGGTGGTCTGTGTGCTGTATCTCCTTTCGGGTGGGTACAGGGCCATGCGTGACTTCTGGCGCAGACAGATTGACAAAAGGGCCGCTGAGAAAATCAGCGCCAGTCAGTCAGCCGGAAGCAAACCCGAAGAGCCGCTCATTTAGCGGCAACTTTCTTAATCACATCTTTCGACGAGAAAATCCCATGTCAGAAATTACATCCCTGGTCACTGCTGAAGCAGTGAAGGAAGTCCTGCGCTCTGAAGAAGTCCGGAGCGCACTGAAACAGAAACTTCGCCATAACCTGGAAGCGCGTCTTGATGCAGAGGTTGATGCCATTCTGGATGAGCTGCTGGGCGCACCGGCAGCTCCGGAGCCGGAAGGCATCGCGGGTGAGGGGAGTGCTTCAGATAGCGGTGACCCCACACCGGACAGCGACATGATGATGTAAGCATGCGTCAGGGACCATCGGTGTGTGCCGGTGGTCTTTTTTATTGTTGTGAGCTTCCGGATTGCGGGAGACGGGGTATGTACCAGATGGAAAAAATCACAACAGGTGTGTCATACACCACGTCAGCGGTGGGAACGGGCTACTGGTTCCTGCAGTTGCTGGACAGGGTTTCCCCGTCTCAGTGGGCGGCAATAGGCGTGCTGGGGAGTCTGCTGTTTGGGCTGCTGACATATCTGACGAACCTGTATTTCAAGATTAAAGAAGACCGGCGTAAGGCGGCACGGGGAGAGTAAGCTGATGAGCAGGAAACTCCGCTATGGTTTATCGGCTGCCGTTCTGGCGCTGATTGCCGCAGGTGCTTCTGCGCCTGAAATCCTCGACCAGTTTCTGGATGAAAAGGAAGGTAACCACACCACAGCATACCGTGATG